CTGCCATCTTTCACGAACTTTATCTTTCTTACGAACAGAGCAGATGCAGTTAAAATAGAAGAAAGCGACAGAAGATATAACGTTGCACCACGACAAGAAACTAAATTAGAAATAGCTAATAAACAAGTTATAGAAAATATAGATTTATTAGAACAAGAATTATATATCGTGTCAGGCATACTGCAGCGCTTTCAGGTAGATGCACGTATGGCTCATACAGCATTAGAAAACGACGCTAAGAAAGAAATGAAAGAAGTATCTATGTCTATTATAGAAGAATACGCAAATGCAATACGCATACGTAACTTAGAATATTTTACAGAAGTATTAGACATACCACTTACAAACACTTTTGATGCAGGTGGAATTAGCACAGCACAAAGATATGTTAAAGAATGGTTAGCACAATCAAATAATGAACAAGTTATACCACTAGCTCACTTTAAAGTTGTGTACGATGCTATGACTGACAGCCGAAACACTATTTCACAACGTGAATTTGCAAAACGTATGTCCAGATTAAATATAACAACAGCACGTAAACGTGTAAGCAAAGATCGCCAGGCAGGCATTCCGCGCGGAGTTGTATTAATTTGGAAAATAGACAATAATGTACGAAAGGATTTAATCGAAGAACACTTCGACGAAAGGGACTTAGGACTAATAGATGAAGAATCTAACACAATCCAAGCGTCCAGACCTAATCTCAACGGTTAGTGTCAAGGAGGACATCGAGCTAGGCTACATTCCAGCCTGGTCTTACTCGACTTTAAAAACATTTGAGTCTTGCGCTTACCGCTCTTACATAGCTAAAGTAAAAAAAGTACAAGAAGACTTCGGTCCCGCAGCTGCACGTGGCACGGAAATACACAAGCAAGCTGAAGATTATGTAGGCGGACTACTAGCTGAATTACCTGACACCCTTAAAAAGTTTACTTCAGAGTTTAAAAAACTACGCGAAATGTTCGCAGAAGCACAAGTAGAACTAGAAGGTGATTGGGGTTTCACACGCGAGTGGGGAACAACTGGCTGGTTAGCAAAAGACGTGTGGGGTCGGATCAAACTAGATGCGTTCGTACACGAATCAGAAACATCAGCAAGAGTTATAGATTACAAAACAGGTAAAGCTTACGGCAATGAAATTGCTCACAGTCAACAAGCACTTGTTTACGCAATCGGTAGCTTTTTTAGATATCCAGAATTACAAATTGCTAAAACCGAGATATGGTATCTCGACCACGGCACTATGTTAGAACAGGTGTATACGCGGGATGAAGCTATGGTCTTCATGCCCAAGTTACACGATAGAGCAATAGCTATGACTACTGCAACTAAGTTTCCGCCAAACCCTAGCAATTACAATTGCAAGTGGTGCTCGTATGGCAAGGGTGAACACCCTGTTTGCGAGTGGGCAGAAACGTGATACAATAATATTAACGAATAACGAAAGAACGATTAAGGAGTAACGATGAACGATATACCTGTGGCCTACGACCACCAAAAATCCACTACTGATTTCATAGTAGCAAACCCACAATGTTTAATAACCTCAGATCCTGGTACTGGCAAGACTCGTGCAGTTTTAGATGCACATGCTATACTCGGGGGCAAGACATTAGTCTTAGCGCCACTTTCAATATTGGAAGCAGCGTGGGGGGAGGACATTAACAAGTTTCAACCCAATATAAAATATGGAGTAGCTTATGCAAAAAACAGAGAAAAAGTCTTTAAAGACATTGATAACCTCGACATGGTCATCACTAATTTCGAGGCTGTTAACTTTCTACGTAAAAACTCACGGTTCTGTAAGCAATTCAATACAATCGTTATTGACGAGTTTACCGCTTTTAAAAATCGCACAGCCAAACGTAGTAAAAATCTCAAAGATATTATCTACCATTTTACTAATAGGATTGCCATGTCTGGTACTCCTAATAGTAATACTATTCTAGATATATGGCACCCAGCATACCTAGTCGACGATGGCGAGCGACTAGGTGCTAGGTTCTTTCAATTCAGAAATCAAGTTTGTACACCAAAGTTTAATGGCTTTGCAAACGAATGGATTGACAAACCTGATGCAGAAGACGCAGTTGCTATAAGACTGCGAGACATCACAATACGTTACGCGCTGTCAGAGTGTATGGATCTACCTGACAACATAACACGAACAATCAACACTAACTTGTCTAAACAGATACAGCAAAAATATAATCTCCTTGCTAAAGATTCTGTGTTGTATACAAAGACTGGCACAGTCAACGCGGTTCACGCGGGAGCTCGTGTCAAGAAGCTACTGCAGCTAGTTACAGGCGCAGTATACGACGAAGATAAGTTAGTGCAGTTTGTACATCAAGAACGTTATGACATAGTCATGACACTTGTAGACCAACGTGCACACTCCCTGGTAGCATTCAACTGGCGACACGAACGTGATGCTTTAGTTGAGCTAGCAGAAAAACAAGGTGTGTCATACGAAATCATTGACGGTACGGTTAAAGCCGAGAAGAGAAAAGATATCGTAGCACGATACCAAGCAGGCCAAATTAAAATGCTGTTGTGTCACCCACAATCAGCATCTCATGGTCTTACTCTTACAAAAGCTAACACAGTTATATGGTGTTCGCCTACGTACAACGCTGAACACTTTCAGCAATTTAACCAACGTATTCATAGAGCAGGTCAAACACAAAAGACTGAAACTATATTAATACAAGCTAGAAACACTTGGGAGCCCGAAGTGTATAACAAGCTTAATACTAAACTAGGGCGAATGGAAAATCTATTACACATTCTACAGGAGGTAGGACATGGCAAAGAAACTAAATGACTTATTAGCCGAGTACGGCAAAACGCGTGACGAGATAAAATCTCTACAAGCACAAGAAAAAGAACTAAATGTTATCAAGCGCGAGCTTGAATACCAAATTACTATTAGGATGCAAGAGGAAGGCCTCGATAAAATCTCTAATAGTGGTAGGACAGTCTCTATTAAACAAGAGATTGTGCCGACCGTAGAGGACTGGGATGCACTTCAGGACCACGTAGTTAAAACTAAACAGTTTGAATTACTCCAGAAGCGTATGTCAGCCACTGCGTATAGAGAGTTGATTTCATTAGGTACGGACGTACCTGGAGTGATCAGCACAGAGTTGACCCGTATTAATTACAGGTCAACATAATAATAACCAATAACGAATGACGAAAGGAGGAATAACGATGTCAAACGATATTAGCGTAGTAACGAGCAAGGTTCCAGCTCATGTAAAATCGGGATCAAAACTAGGTAATGAGAATGTACAATCTGAACATATTTCAGTACCAAGGGTAAAGCTACTTCAGAAAATGAATAACGAAGTTGACCCAAACCATAGTGAACATATAGAGGGCTGTAAAGAAGGCGACTTTATAAACACTGTGACTGGCGAAAACTACGGTTCATCTATGTATGTAGTCAACACTCACTTCAAAGAAGAGTTTGTTGTGTGGAGAAAGCGTGAAGAAGGTGGCGGACTTGTAGGGAACTTCCCAACAAGAAGCGAAGCTGAAGACTATCTAAGTGATAACAACTTAGAGATGGCTAAGCACGACATCACTCAAACGCAAATTCATACTTTACTTCGTTTGGATGATAAGACGTCAGAAGTATCTGATATACCTTTTCTATTTGATTGTGCTTCATCAAAGCTCAAAGTATCTAGAGAATGGAATACTAAGATAATGAAACAAGGCGGAGATAGATTCTCTTTCTTGTGGAAGATGTCTTCAGTCCCGCAAAGTAATGCAAAGGGCTCTTGGGTCAACATTGACATCACAGGTGTTGATTGGCTAAAAGACGAAATTTACCAACAAATAAAATCTTTCTACGAAAGAACATTCGTTAAGTAAATTACGTGCAATCTGGGTGCGACATTATGGGTCGCATCCACGATTGTGTTACACTTAATATGTGCGTGAAAAGGAGTTCATCAACAAAGTGCATCGACACTTATCTAAATCAATCTATCGTTGGAAAATTAACGACGCTTATCACGGCGGCGTACCAGACACATTTTACTCAGGTCGCAATGGCCATTGTTTTATCGAGTACAAATATAAAGAAAAATTACCTAAAAGAGATTCGTCTCAAATTATTTTGAACCTATCTCCCCAACAAAGAATATGGCTAACTCTTCAACATTCTAATAATGTTATATGTTATGCCGTGCTTGCCTCGAAAGATAAAGTTTTTGTAACCCAAGAATTTAATATGCCTGGCTTAACGCTAAAAGATTTTAATGAACAAAGTATTCCTTTTAAAGAATATATACAATTAATAGAAAATATAACTATAGGAGAAACAAATGACTGATTATGTAAACTCGCCACCTCATTATAATACTGGAAACGTGGAGTGCATCGTGGCAATAGAAGAAAGTATGACCCCAGAATCTTTTAAAGGATATCTAAAAGGGAACATTCAGAAGTACATGTGGAGGTATGAAGCCAAAAAAGGGCTACAAGACGTCCTTAAAGCTCAGTGGTACCTAAATAGGCTGATAAAAACCTTAGAAAAAGAAGAATCTGTGTCTGACGCACAGGCAAGCCCGCCAGATAAATATTGATTTAATTGGACCTACGGCCTTAGTTACCCTAACAAAACCTCATACAGAGCATTGTGTGAGGTCATTTTTTGCCAGCTTTCTTATTTCTGGCGAAAGAACGGTTTTTTGATCGTCTTACTACTTTTAAGTTAGATTTCTTATTATTTTTAGGATTTCCGTCTTTATGATGCACGTCATTACCATCTCCCTTCTTAATCAACCCTAATCTTTTTGCCATTCTGTTAGCCGCATTACGCATTGCCCTCTTTTTTATTTGAGCAGGTTTGCCTTGGTAGTTCTTATATTCTTTTTTGTAGTCTCTTGCCATTTAAACAGTATACACCTTTAGCTGTTCTTCTTTGCCTTTTACACTTATAGTTCCAACATAAGTCATTTGGTCTAATACTTTATCGGCTGTAGTCTCTCCAATTAATATATCTACTCCTGCATCCTTAGTAGCTGATTCTAACCGAGCAGCTACATTTACTGCGTCACCTATTGCTGAGTAATCAAATCTAGAGTCCGAGCCCATATTTCCTATAATCGCATCGCCAGTATTTAACCCTATACCTATTGCTATTGGTTCGGGCAATTCTTTTTGCAGCATGCGGATAGCCGTACGCATATCTCGGGCACAGGCGACGGCACGTTTTTCATGTTCATCTAAATTGAGGGGGGCATTAAAGATGGCCATACATGCGTCGCCTATGAATTTGTCCACCATACCACCGTGTGCCTGTATACATTCTACTTGTACGGTAAGGACCTTGTTCATTATTTCAGTTACTTGTTCTGGTTCTAGTTTTTCAGATAGGTTTGTAAACCCACGTACATCAGTAAAAAGAAATGTACATGTTCTTCTTTCTCCCCCGAGCATCAACAGGTCAGGGTCTTTTTGTAATCGTGCAACCTGGCGTGGATCCAGGTAGTGCTCGAATTGTTTTTTAATTTGTTGTCTTAGTTTGTATTGTTCTCCAAAACGCAACCAGAACTCTTGTACAGATATAAGTGTCATCGATATTACACTATAACTAAAATCTATAAGTATATTATTACGTGCAAAATAGAA